TTCCATTGATCGTGGCTTTGAGGGTTATTCCTCTAAAAGTAAACTCTGCTGTGTTCTTATTACTTTTACCTTCTTTACTGTCTGTAATTGTGGCAGACATATTGAGTTCTGTTATAAGTAAGAACCCTCTAGGAGCTATCAAGAAGTCACTGTAACCATCACTGAGATCGTTAGTTGAGGTGTACGGGCTAGTGTCTGGTTCGATATGGTCAGTAGTCTGAGAGTCCCTTATAGACTTCGTATTACGACCTACGTAGACTTTGTATTTACGTTTGTATAACTCTGGCATAGGTTAACCCTCCAACTCATCATTGGTGAAGTACCTAAACTCATACGCTTTATCTATCCCGAAGTTACTCAACCCAGCAGGTTGTCCATCATCTAGGACTCGGATACAGTATAACTCACCGTGATCAAACTCAGGTAACCTATAACGCTTTATGAGAGCTGCGTGCTCTACTATCTTCATACCTGCTATAATGATAACTTCGTCTTGATAAAGACTTACCCGCCAACGACCTAGCCCGTTATTATCTCTCTCATTGTACATGTACACAAACGTGTAGTTAATCCCAGCTAGAGTGATGTCATTAGAGCCATATCCTACGTTAGGTACTGGTATTGATATTGGCATGTGCTTACTCCTTTTTTGTTATAACCCTAAAAATCCAAAGAAACCGGACTTCTCAAACTTCAGAGTACCGTCCCTACGTGCCTTGTCACGTTTCTGCTCATCAGTCTCGGTCACAGACTCAGGACTTTCACTAACATCTTTCTTAGTAGTAGTCGCCCCTGTCACACTTATATCTCTACCAGTGACAACTCTAGCCTGTGAGACAAATCTAATCTTCTTCAAACTAAGAGAGATACCGAATGCGTCTAGGTACCCAGAGGAACCATTAGTCGAGTTCTGTGTAAGACTCATCTCTTCTATGACACAGTTATGAGCTTTATCCACAGAGAACCCATAGTGGAGGATTACAGGCGTACCAGACTCTTTAAGTTTGGTTAGTTCAATGATGAAGTCTTTGGTTTTGATACCAGTACCACCACTGGATATTGATTTGATATCAGTTATGACACCATCTAAGGTAAATACATCTGGTTCGTTTACATAGTGATCAGCAGCATCAAAGTTACCCTCTACTCGGTTGCTTGTGGCCTTACCTCGGAGGGCTTTTTTTATAGTCTTAGTAGCGTCTAAACGATAGTCACCAGTTGGTGTTTCTAGGTAATACTTACTCACTTAGTGACCTCCCACTTAGTTATGTGGTGTTGAGTTGGTTATAAAATTGAAAACTGTTGATACACGATCTGCAAAGATATCAGCTAAAGTTTCAGGGTCTTCAACACCGTGTACTTCCAGAGGTACTGTTACATTATTAGTAGTTCCACCTGCTGGAGCGCGATAGCTACTTGGCCCCGCATCAAGAACCTTATTTCTCTCATTATTAAACTTGGCAATATCGTCCCCTACAAACGGTAACCACTCTAACTTGAACGCACTCTTACCTAATATCTTTATATCCAACAATGCTGCATAGATATGGTCATAAATACCGGAGATAACTAACAAAGTCCTTTGCCATAGGTTAAGATCACCAGTTACATCCTTAACATCAGCAGAGAAAATACTGGCTTCACCAGCTAGTTTATTCCAGAGCTTACTTATCAAGTCCATAGGGATTAACATCTCCGCGAAACCTTCTATGATGTTACCTACAATCTCAACTGTCCAGAGACCAGCCCTAAGAACAAGAGTTAGTATTTTTATTACGGGAGTTAATGTTGTTGTTATCATCCTAGCAAAAGGTGCCATAGCGTCAATAAAGCTCCGATACAGTGCGATATTGTCCTTGATAATAGACTTACCACCACTTTCAGAGATCCCTTCTGCAAACTCAACCTTAGCTGTGTTAAGTCTGTTCTGCTCTGCCCTGATGGATGCCATACCTTTAGCGATAGCACCTGATGCCTCGGCTACTTCATACAACTGTTGGGTAAACTTGGGTATGAAGTCCTTAGATATGATCTTACCTGCCTTGAGCTGCCTACCTAATTCATCAGTAGTAATCCCCATGGCATCAGCAGCTATTTTATAAGCACCCGGAAGTCTATCACCTAATTGACCTTTAAGTTCTTCTGCCTGTACTGTACCCTTACCTGCTATCTGAGACAATGCTCTCATAGTCCCTAAAGTATCCTCAGATGAGATACCAAAGGCTACGGTAGCAGCACTTAATTGTTCAAAAGACTTACGTGTTTCTTGGCTAGAGAACCCAGCTAGTCTCATAGAGGTACCCATACGCTGGAACCCTTTGGCTGATGCAAAGAGATCAGTACCTAGATTCTTAGCGATACCTCGAATATATTCAAAGTCAGCAGCAGCGAGTTCTGCACTACCAGAAGCAGCTAACATGGATGCCTTAACACTGTCAAGCTCTGTAATGGTCTCTGTTAGCTTAGGGATCATTGTAATCAATGCACCAATACCAACAATGACAGCAGTGATTGGATTAAGCATGGCCCTAGCAGAAGCTGCAAAACGGGCTAATCCGCGAGACCCCCTATTGGAAGCATTCCCTAAGTCCAATAAGGAGTTTTTCAGGTCTTTAACCTTATCAGGGGAACCAGTTTCTACTGCTGATGTTGTAACCTTTGGTTTAAGCTTAGCTTGTGCCCTCTTCTTATCGAGGATATCTTGCTCTACTTTACGTACTTGCTTAGCTAAGGCCAATCGCTCCATTTCTAACTGTTGTATGGTACCGCTACCTTTGGTACTTAGCTCAATACCTAACCTGTTGGCCTTATGACGTAGAGCATCCAACTGTTGATTCTTCCGCTCCATAGAGTTCTTACGTCTTATCTGGACATCTTGTTTGTTCTCTGCTAGGCGTTTAACCTTATCAGGGGAACCAGTTTCTACTGCTGATGTTGTAACCTTTGGTTTAAGCTTAGCTTGTGCCCTCTTCTTATCGAGGATATCTTGCTCTACTTTACGTACTTGCTTAGCTAAGGCCAATCGCTCCATTTCTAACTGTTGTATGGTACCGCTACCTTTGGTACTTAGCTCAATACCTAACCTGTTGGCCTTATGACGTAGAGCATCCAACTGTTGATTCTTCCGCTCCATAGAGTTCTTACGTCTTAGCTGGACATCTTGTTTGGTCTCTGCTAGGCGTTTAAGCTTCTTATCAATAGTCTCAATGCTTCTTTCAGCTTTGCTTGTATCTAAGTCTACGCCTATAGTCCAATTATTCTGGTTAGTTGCCATTGGGCAGATTACTCCTCTTCTCTAGGTCTTTCTCATGGGCTGTTTCTATAGCACTACGAATGTCTATCCATTCTTGAAACTTTAAAACTTCTTTAAAGGTATAGTAATACATAAGCTTATCTATATCCTTTACCAAGGCATGGGGTGATGAGGCTAAGTTGAAGAAGAACCAGTCCTCATCTTCAAGACTGGACTCCTCCTCTATTATCTTTGCTAATCTTCCGAACTCTGAGTTTTTGGAATTGTTCCTACCATCGATCTCAAGGTAGGGATTTTTAAACCGCTTTCCTTGAGAAATACTGTAAAAAAATCATCACCATAATTCTCCTTGAGACAATATGTAGCTAGTATTAATAAGTCACCATAGTTACCAGCGAAATGTGTGTCAAAATCAATAGCCACTCCATCACAAGAGAGACCACCAAATAGCTCCTTGACAGTTTCATCTATACTCAGCTCATCTATTTGTCGTACCAAAGCTACAGCTAGGTTAGTGAATAGACTCTCATCTTCACCGTATAAAGCCAAGGCTTCCTTGTCAGCCTCTCCTGAGTCCAATAGTACACCCAAGGCAGGGGCTAAGGTTTTAAACATCCTAGAAGCCAGTTTCATGCCTCTGGATGCAGGTAGCAACTTAATACTATAGGTCTTGTTATTAATTACCTTCTGACGTAACCCTGCTGCATTAACTAGGTTACTCATTACTTGATTCGCGTTATTCTGACTCATACAAATTGCCTCCTTTTAAGACAAAAAAGGGGCTTACGCCCCAGTTATTGATACTACTTTAATATTTTTAGATAAAGAACTCAGCTAAATCACCAAGTGAGTCACCTTCTTCTGTTTGCATATAAGCTACGTTCTGACAGAAGAATACCCAATCACGGGTAGAACCTGTTGCAGAAGAACCTAAGCCAATTGTAGGTGGTGACTTAATGTGGACACCTTGCATTCCTGCTAGGATAGTTCCGTTCTTGTCACTTACAGTTAGTACCCCAGAAAGGATACCACTACCTTGTGAACGTTGTAGATTCAACATACCCGTTAGGATACGATTACTTGGTGAGTCCTGTTGTAACCTTACAGTACAGTTACCAGTTCTATCTGGAAGTACTGAGATTGCTACACTACCATCACCACCAACTTCTTCATCGGTTAGATCTGAGTTTAATTGGAGTTCTACAAATGAGTCGGGGGCCAAAGATTCTAGCACACTACCTAAGTATATTACGTTAACTTCCCTTGAAGCGTAAACTGTGGACATTATTTAATTCTCCTATTACTACTGTTAGTTTCGTTTTTTTATTACCGCGAGATCTACTATGGTGTACAGACCATTGCTCGTCACTAGCAGTAGATTTTAAATGTTTGTACGATTTTCTCTTCTTAATTCCAAGAACTGAGGTAACGTCTAGATCAAAGAGTGCAGCTAAATCTTGGTTAGTTTTGTCTGGGTTATCTAAGATGTACTGCGCGACCTCACCATACTTGCGTATGACCTTATGAAGAGGGAGCGCCATTTGCTTCTTAAAAGCTTGATATCTATGATCGCTCCATCGCTTTGAGACAGGGGAGACAGTCTGACCTATATACTTTTTACCATTGGCACTGTTCGTTATGCAGTAAATTGATGTAGGTCTCTTATTAGGTGCAGTCATAGCATCTCAACCTCTTGTAAATTAGTGACAAAAGGTCAAGTATATCACGAGTTTCACACCAGTCAACAGCCTTTTCCAATGTGATACCTATATTTAAGAGTCAGCGGAATAAGTCATCGAACCCTGTATAATCACCTCCCTCACGGCCCCGGACAGATAAGCTATAAAGCTACCACTAATGACACCAGAAGCAACCTCTCCAAAGCTCACATCTTCTCTTCTTGGGAAGGTTATGACGTATGGATTAAGCTCTTGTAATATGTTAGGTTGTGTTGCTGTTTCTACATAACGACTAAGTGTAGAATCCAATACATTCTCAACAGTTGCAATACCAGAATTCGTATAAGGAATTACAGGCTTGTTGATCAAGAGGTTCTGATAGTTCTCTGTGATACGAGCTACTAAGAAGTCTCTGTTACGTACAAGACTTACTAAGAAGGTTGCACCACCACTGACAGTACCTCTACGTGTAATTGTGATACCACCAACAACTTCTGTGTAGTTTGCACTACGAGCATTCAAATTGCTCTTATGAGTGGCTGATAACAGTAGTCCAGAAGTAGGATCTTTAGCAGCAGTAGAACCAGTTACACGGTTGTTAGCTATGATCTTCTTGCCCGGATCAAACGGAGCTAAGGTGGCTGCATAGTTCGCTTCTGGGAATGTTGTATCTGCCTTATCATGGAACCAAGCTGAGGTTCTAAAGTAATTACCTTGGAATAGTAATGCCATGGTATCGGCAGAGACTTCAGAGTATGCAGTTAAGTTATCTACTTCTTGAACAGATACAAAGTAAATCTTAGTTCGTGCCTCTATATCAGCAGCCATTAACAAGACATTCGCTTGTACATGGTCGTTGGTAATAACGAAGTAAAAGTCATCATCTTCTGCTGTAAGAGCAGCCATGAGATCTGCTGGAGTTTCTGTTGTTGTTGTAGTGTACGTGACATCATTAAGGGTGTTTATACAGTAGTCATCAGTGCCAGTTTTACTTAGTGCTAGAGTCCCAGTGCCATCTACAACAGTGACACCAACTATAGCGGCTAGATCAGTTGCCCAGTCTGCTGTGATATCTGCTGCTGTCTCTGAACCTGTTGCAGATGTAAAAGTAGCTGTTATGGCAACATCATCTGTACCCACAACAGTAAAACTTCTAATCTGACCAATTGCTGTAATTGCGTCTGGAGTGATAGTAATAGTATCTACATCTTGACGACCTACTTTAACCAAAGAAGGTTTAACATCAGAGCTGAATGCTTGTACTAACATCTTATAAGCATCACTAGATGTTGGGATATCCAGAGCGGCATCTGTTAATTTTGTATATGACCTAGACCGTTCTGGGAACCAGACATGATCGGATATAAGCATGATTGTGCCAAAGCCTGCTCTTGAGACTGCGGCAATATCCAAGCTTATGGCTACGTTTACAATACTCTCGTAACTCATTAATTTTATCTCCTAAAAATTGTTTTAAGGTAACGCATTGGATGTTTCCAAAATTGTCACTTGAAGAGGTTCGGTATCGTCCTCATGTCTAAATAATTCACCCGTCACACTGACAGTATCTGCAACTCCAATTAAGGTGTCTTCAATTCTATCAACTATGTTATATGTAAACGTAAATGACGCTGCTTCTATAATTCTTGTAGCTAGTGGTTGAGGGTCTGATGTAACACTAAAGGTTTCTTCTAACTTCCCACCTGAATCATTGTGTAGTCTTATCAATGTTGACTCTAACCTGAAATTACTCTCAAGGTTATGAGCAATATTGATTGCATTACCTCCATATACGTAATACTTGAATAGGTATTTGTAATGCGTATCAGTAAAAGGTACATTTAGATCGGTTACTCCCGATTCAATTAACCATCCACTTGTATGTGCTGCAGATATTAAGTCTATAGTTACATACGGATAGTCGGGTTTTGGCCCACCTTGTCTTTCCTTGATTACAGCAGGTTCTTCACTACCAACCTCACCTACTTGGGACAAGGAACTCCCTACTGCGTCTTGTGCTATCTCTACGAGAGTTGTTAAGATAAGATCTTGGTCTACCATCATAAGTCTCCATTAGGTAGCTTATCTTCTCTTACAAAAAGAACTTGATAATGGGCTGTTCGTATCAAGTGACGGCCCCAATTGGCAACATCGAAAGCAACATAGGTTAATAACCCTTCAATATACCTGTCAGCTTCTTTAAATGTAAATTGGTTAACCGTCTTAACTTGGTTTTGAGTGTAGAATACTAAGGTGTCTTTACTCATAACCCCTTCGGGCATCACAACTTGGTGTTCACCTTTACGGTAAGGTTGGATACTACAGTTTATGGGGATATCATCTGGTGTTTCTGAGGTTACCCAGTCACCCTTTAAGTAGTACCCTCCAGTGTCCCGTTTAAGGGTTACACTAAGGCTTCTCATTAGTCTAGTTCCCATGATAAGTGCCTTAACCCTCCTTTACTTTATTGCTAATCGATGTGCGATATGCTGTGGATTCTGCTAACTCCCCAGATTCGTATAGTGGGGTCTCGGTACCTATCATGTGTGGCCCTTGTAGGACATTAAACTCGACTTGGTATTTCAACCTTAAGGCTCTACCTATTTTATCAAGTAGTGTCTCATTATCTGCTTGGTTCCTATTTGGAGTTGCTGCCCACTTATCTAAAGCTGACTTAACTTCTGGTATCTTGAGTATGTTTCCATCTCTAACATGATCAAAGACAAACTGCGCTCTTACATCCTGCTTTACAGGGGCTAACTCACTTACCCAAAATTGAAGTAGCTCTGGATAGGTATAACCAGAATAATGCTTACCCTGAGAGGCAAAGTGACCAACTTCTACAGATTCCTTATCTAGATTCTTAAATGCCTTCATAGCATTCCCTAGAGGATCTCCTGTTACGGTTACTTTTAATGTCATGTACTCATCCTTAACGTTGAGGTTAACATAAACCTCTGAAATAGTGCCGTATCTCCTTATGGGCAGTAGTTATAACATCCTTGACCATCATCGAAATACGTAGGTTGCTTAACATCTGGATTAGCACAGTTATCTTCTTTATCACTAATAGAGATACCACCAGCAAAAGGTAAGCCGATGCCACCAATAATATAGCTAGGGTCTTTGGTATACCTATCAAGGAGATCTTTATAGTGGTCATATTTATCTGATTCACGTAAGAAGATACCACCTGTTTTCTCATCAACGTAGTTAGCGTACTTGGCAACTAGGTAACGTAAAGCTTCTAAGCACGCTAGAGCTTCATCATCATTATGCTTATCTAATAGGTATTCGTAAACTTCATCTGTTAATCCCTCTTCAAGGATATCAGCATCACCAGTACACAACCTAACCCTGTCTGTTACCGAGTTGGCTGGATCACCTGTATAACTCATAGTTTACCATCCTTCTTGTTTTGATTTACTTCGGCCTTAGTCGCTAAGGTGTTTAATAGTATACTGTTATTCCTAGATTCAGAACGTAACTCCTTTATAGCTTCCTTTAACTCAATGTAGCTTTGTTTCATTACCTGTGTCTCACTTGATACATAAGATAAGTCACGGGATTGCCTGCTACTGGTCTCCCTGATAATACTTAAGGTATCCGTTAAACTCCCCAGTTGTGTGTCTACTCGGACAATAGCATCTAGGTTTGGTTCTATGACTTTAAGCCTAGACTCAATAGACCCTAAACGAACTTCATTAGAGGCTAGAGTAGCAGAGGAACTGCTTATCGTTGAGAATGTTAGGGTCAAGGCAGAGAACACCAAGGCGCATAGTGCTACAACACTACCCTTACTCCATCTGGTCATACGTTGCATACATTAACTCCTTTTTGAAATAACCCTTACAGAGATCTCTTTCAAGTACTCCGTAAGGGCTTATTTTGGTTACTCAGATACTATTGTTACTGGTCGCTTTCTCCACATATTATCTACGGTAGAGTGTATATAATAGTCTGCTGTTGCATCCAGAGTGGTTGTGTTCCCATCCATGAAGCCACTTGCGTCACCACCTACTAACAAATATGTCAGGTCTGTGCCTGCTATCGTTGGTAACGCTGATGGAGCTACTAGCTGAGATGAATCCGCTAAATGCTCATGGATTCCTTCAAAGACTGAATTAAGTCCTCCTGCATTTAGAGGATCAACACTGAGTGCTTCAAAGTTAGCAGGTGGGGATATTGTAACAGGTAACGTTATCTCATTATCCAGTGAATCCTTGTGTACCCATTCGAGAGTGTACTCACCTGATATAGGTACTCCTGCAACTCCACCGAGAATTCCATCTATCTTTTGTTGTAGGCCAACATCAACATCGATATCAATTGCGATATCTGTAGGTACCCCTGTTACAGTTTGATCAATCTCTACAACAACTGCATCTTTAGTAGCCCTCAACTTGGGAGTATCTGTGGTACTCATATCGTAACCAACTAAGGTTATAGAATCCCCGTTGGTAGCTGTTGTTGGGAACTCTACCCTAGAGGTTAAATTATCCTCGAAAACTATCTCTAAGCCACCTAACCTGAAGGCGAAACCCCCAGAATTTGTGAAGTCTATTACTACATCACCATTTTCATCAGGGACTAATGTAAGCTCTACAGGAGGTTGAGTAACAGTACTTCTAAGACCAGTCAAGTAGAACTCACTGTCTATAGAATTATGAGTCATCTTAACTCTTTCAACATCCTCGCCAGAAATAACACCTATGTATCCATGAGCTTTTAGTACACCCGTCTTACCAGCCATACCTTTTACAGTTATTGTCCCTACTCCAGCAGCAACACCCCTAACTGATCTTTCGTAGTATGCTTTAGGGTATCCAAAAAAGAAGTCTGCGGTATCATCCGTACCACTACTAGATGGGAACGAATCCCAGTCCCCACTCATCTCTATTTGTACACCTGACGCGTTACCCGCTGTATCTTGGGCACTGACTATAGGAGTACCGATAAATAGTGATGTTATGTTATTCGCTGCTGAAAACTGATTAGTCCCCCCAATTTGTGTGAAGTTAAGAATGATATTAGTCTTACCGCTGTCTCTAATATAGAAAGCTAACTCACCCAAACCTACAGTTACATCACTGACAAGACCAAAGTCAATGGTCATAGGGTCGTTTGCTATTACCGCAACAGGACTATCCCTTCTCCAATCTTGACTGGCACTGCCTTTGTTTACAGTAAGAGCGCTCTCTGTGTATAACACCAAGCCATACGTAGTAGCTGAAACCAAGTTAAGTGCATTCAGTGCTATAACATTCTCACCTACTGTGGTTACGTGCATATCACTGACTACTAATCTATTGTCTATGGCATCGTAAATACCTACTTTTATATTAAGACCTGCATCAGCGACATTTATAACAACCTCATTAGCCACACCAGAAGCTACAGCTACAAAGTTTCTACTTAATTGTGATTCAGCAGTTAAGGCCACACTACCTGTTATCGTTGTGCCGATATTTCCTAGTAAATCTGACATTATGTTACATCTCCTACAAAAGCACTAGCTACGACTACATTGTTTGAATTGATTACGTGTAAATATCTACCAGTAAGACCCCAACCTAAAGTATCTACTGTTATCTCACCATTAGCCCAAGCCGAAGGAGGTAACGGTTGCATAAAGCTAGAGTTAGCCAGTTCATCTTCTGTTTCAAAAGCTAAATTAGGTGCGTCACTTAACATGACCCTACAGTACGAGTCATCAACATAAAGACCTGAGTAGTATATTGTAGTCCCATCCAAGCATCCATTCGATATTTGTGATTGGTACAAAGAGTCAATCGGGAATGGATGTGATGTACTAAGGCTATTCAGAGGTATAGATGTTGTTCTACGTCCGTTTATAATAGCTGAGAATTCCCCATCAAGGTTATTCATAGTTGAAGATTTAAAAAGGAACTCCTCATTTACCCACTGGTTAGCCAAAGCTTCCCACCAAGGTGATGTTCCTAGTTGGTTTGGCGACATATTCTCTGCTGTTGCATAAAACTTAGATGGTTGTGGTAAAGCATCCCCACGGTTATTCCAATAGAAGTTTCCTTTCTGTGGAGGATTCCCAGTTAAGCCCTTCTCACTCTGCCATAGTCGCGTAGTTTTCAAGTTCATGGTTCTAGTTACTTCACCATCATCAGATATTACATGCATACCAGTTACAGGGCCAACACCTGTTGTTTGTAACTCCTCACCCTTGATAAAGTCTTTAAAATCGGGTGCATCTGTATCACCACCATTTGCTAGGCGTATCTTAGTATCATCAACGGCTGTTATCACCCCAGAAGTACCGCTTGTCACACCAGTAATAGTGTCACCTACAAGAGGGGTACCAGTTCCAGCACTGGCAAAGATGTAAATAATATACTGATCACCAGCAACAAAATCATTGTAAGTAGTCCTGTGCCAATATATCTCTCCATCATTTACAATATCAACTTTAGCAAGAGCAGCGTTACTTGTTGTGCTGTGGTCTAAACCTACAGATTTAGTTCTGTTGTCATAGACCTGTACCGCCCCTACTGTACCATCTATCGCGTTACCCCCAGATGCGTTCCACTCGGTGTCTCTACCTAGTGTAGAATTAGGGATATTGTCATCATCGGCCTGCCATAAAAACTTAGGCCTAGCGTCATAGGGCTTAGTACCAAAGTCCAGAGACTCATTACCTACGTTAGGGGTTATGGTTAATGTGGTCACATTTAGTGAAAACGCTAATTCTGAAAAAGAAGTACTACCGATACCTGCTCCTGCAAAGTAGGTTACAGTTACAGGTGGGTAATCTGTAAGCAAGCTAACCTCAGCGAA